GCATCGGTGTAATCAGTCATCAAAATGTTTGCCATAGGATTGTCCTCTGTTGGTTTTTGACAAGCAGAGCCCTTAACAACACCCGATCCATACGTCTCTTTTACCATTTTCGACCTGTAGAGGACAAAGATCACGGCAATCACCGTAGCACCCAACACGAAAATACGAGGATCGCGACGGGTCAGATAAAGAATGCAACTGACATAGATGATAAAACGTGAAGCAGCGTTCACCCGATCTTCTGGAGTTTGTTCTGAAGTCGGCCAAAATTGAGCAACCTGGTCGGCTCGAATGAGCTGCTGAGGATCGTCAAACCAGGCCTTCATTTAATATATATATAGGTTTATTTTTTGGGTAGACCACTAAGCATGCTACCCATCATCTTCATAAGAGCATCTTGGTCTAGTTCACCACCGTCAGTCTCCATCTTGTCAGCACATTGCTTAGCAATACCCTCAATCATCTTGAGTGTGTCGTCAGGGATAGAAATGATAGTAGTACCGAGCATGTAGAGAGTCTGTAGATATTGCCACGTCGCACCCCTGGTATTGGCGGACATGCGCTCCCAATAGGACTTGATGTTGAGATCTTTCAAAAAATCAATCGTATCAATCTCCTTGAGTAGGAAGGATTCATCCTTCGATGAAATCTTTTCAGCGTATGGAGTTACACCCGTCATAAAACCATCCACCACGAGTCGTGGATTCGTGGACTTCAGTACATCGAACGAAGTCATCATCTTCTTAATGCCTTTTTCCTCTGGAAAAGTCTTGTGCAATTCCACAAGAAATTGACCCATCATATCATTGAAAGCAGTGACAGACGCCATTTTCTTATTATACTAGTGTAATCTTTAAGTTTAGAAAGGTTCGGTCGAAATAGTCTCCTTTTTACCTAATCCACCTGATATTATGAAAAATACCAAAATCGCATTAAGAGCTGCAGGTTTGGTGTATTTGTTTAATTCCAGTTTCCCTTCATTGTTCAAGTATGCTTTGAGATGGATGTACCCCGCGGTAATACCACCCGCGATGAGAGCAGCACTCAGTGGGTCACGTAAATGATCGGAGATCTCCATTTAATTATACCTGGGATTTTTTGTACGCTGCTCTGGTGCATCACCAAAAAGTACATCATCTTCTTCCTGAGGTTGTTCCATAGGTTCAGGTGCTTGAACACCTGGAACAGTTTTAAATTCATTCTCAAGACCAGTAGGTTGGAGCTCGGGCTCACCCATAGGCTCACCCATAGGCTCACCCAAAGGTTCACCCATAGGCTCACCCAAAGGTTCTGGTTCGGGCTCTCCCATAGGCTCACCCATGAGCTCGGGTTCATCATCGACAACTTCTGGATCAATACTATCTTGAATCTCACCATCAAGAGAGATGTCACGATTATCCTGGGACATGTACGTTTGAAGAATCTGTTGTACAGGAATCAACTCTTTCACAGTGTTTTCGATACAGGTGCAAAAACGCGTAGTCAATTTTTCGTCGCGAACATATTCACTCTGCTCTTCGTGGAAAATGTATGGATCCTTGTAAATATCTTTCGCGATATTGTTGTAACACGTTTGAATGAAAACTTCCTCAGTTGGGAGTTTAAGGGAAATCTTTTTGTTATCCGCCTTGAGACGAACCGAAGAAAGAATTTTAGTGCACGCGACGAATACAGCGGCTAAGAGGTCACCAAACCAAGAACAACGACTGGTGATGTTATCGCTATGTCTCTTGGACATAGCATTTGACCAGTTTGGAACTTCTTTAAGGATTTTTTGAAACATGATGAGCACCTGTTTCCCTTTAGAAGTTTTAATTGATTCATTGTACATTTCCTCGAATACTTCAATCATAGCTGGAGACATAATGAGGCAGAGTTGTCCAAGATACTCCCTTTTCGCCTCGACCATAATACTCAAATTGTCCATTTATGATTAAAGGGGGTTTTAAAAATAACGCTTCCTACGCACTTCGCCTGTATTTGTTTGCAATCTTCTTGAGATTCATTAGATTTGGGAAGTCTCCATCTTCCTCTTGTTCCACCTTTTCCTTTTTCTTTTTTGGTTTTGACCAAGTGACGTATATATCATAGTCACTCACAAGTTGTACAGTAAAACCACCCAAAGTGAACTGTCTCGCTACATATCTCGCGGCAGCCGAGCGGTCAAACACTGGATAGCCTATGAGAAATGTTGGTATCGTCATAAATAACTGTTTATGCCCAAGTTCTACAGATTGTTTTATTTTTGTAGAAAATTGAGTGTATATTTTCATGTAAATTTCTTTACGAATCTGTTTTCGCTTGTCATCTATCTTGACAACATCATCGATGCTCAACATTACAATTACTGTAATTTATTTTTCACCGATTCCAACTCAGTACTCTTGGGCATGGCAACTTCCTTGACCAATTCATATTTGACAAACTCTTTACCTTCTGATCCTTCTGTAAAAGGTTTGATGTTTTGAGGAGCTTGGACACCGAGGGGTTGAGTTCTAAGGGAAATAATCCGAATCTTCCCATTTTCAACTTCATATGAAGCCACCACTGAGAACCCGTATGAGAACCCACCCTTTTTCATTGTCATGAACATACATTCGTAGATCTCCTTCTCATCACCCTTGTAGTGCTTGACTGATGTAGTCTCAATGATATATGTACACAACCCAGTGCGCTTGGAAATTTCCTTGTTCGCCTTAAGAACAAACTCTTCCATCATATCATTGTCAACCTTGGCTTCAACTTCCTGAAATCCCGAGAGGTTTGGTCTGGGGTCGTCAAGTTTTGTAGAATCCTTAGGCTTAATGTAGCCTGAGAGACCGAATGTCTCCGTAAACTTTTCGTGGTTGGTTGTCAGGATGAGAACTACCAGGACCAAAATCAAAACAAGTAAATAGTTCATCTTTACTAGTATGCGTTAATTTTTTTTTACAAAATACCCAATATATAGTAGATGTCTCTGCTGATATATAGCCCTCGATGTAAACATTCCATGGATGTGATTGAATATATCAACAAACACGCACAATTGAAACAACTTGTACATTTTCACAATATCAATACTCAGGGTGTACCTCCGAATTATAGAAATAAGATCAATCGTGTACCCACTATGCTCACGAAAAATGGTAAGATTCTCGTAGGCAACGAAATCAAGAACTGGCTTGACTCCCTTCTACCCAAAAAAGAAGTTGATCACGTAGGGTTCGGTGGAATGGGCTGTTCCATGTCAACCCTAGATGGTAAGGATAACAACTCTGATATGTTTCGTCTCGATGATTACGGACAATCTCTCCAACCCGCTATGACGAAAGAACTTGAAGAGAAGATTGGTAGAGATGTCTCTAAGGGTGTGGCATATACAGATTTAAAGATGTAACGCGCTAATACAAGTAGATATGAAACTTGTGACGATCCAAGCTTCTGCTTTTAAGTCGACGTTCGAAGTTCTAAAGGACATTCTAAATGATGTGAATATCTACTTCAAACCAGATGGTATGTATGTTATCACTCTGGATACAGCACGAACATCTCTCGTAGATATGTTTCTCGCAGCAGACAACTTCGAAGAGTATCATTGTGAACAAGATGAAATTATTGCTGGTATCAACATATCAAATACATTCAAACTTCTCAAGACGATTACAAACAATGATGTCCTGAAGATTGAGATTGTTTCAAAGGAGTATATGAACATCGAAATCACGAGTGAGTCTAAAAAGACAAGTTCAACTTTCCAACTCAAACTTCTGGATATCAATGAGAGTCGAATCGAAGTTCCTGAAGTTGTAATGTCCACGATTACTACACTCCCATCAGCAGACTTTCAGCGTCTCTGTAGAGACATGTCAAACATAGGTACAGATATCGAGATTAAACGATCTGGAAAACAAATTAACTTCAGTTGTCTAGGTGACTTTGCAAACCAAGACACTTCTATAGAGTGTAATGAGGAAAGTCCTACTATTACAGGTCTGTATAGTCTCAAGTATCTGAATATCTTTACAAAGGCGACGAGTATGTGTGCGTCTGTGCAAATTATACAGGAAACTGGAAATAGATTTTTGATTCTAAAGTACAATGTTGCCAATCTTGGGGAACTCAGATTTTACCTGGCGACTAAGGTATCTGAAGATTAGTACTAAAAGCCTTAAGAGTTGATACATTTTTCTTCATACCCAATGTATTCGACAAAACAATCTTTGGGTACTTGTCCTCAAGTGCCTTCCTGTCATAAAATAGAAAATGTTCAAGTGGAACCTTTTGTCCGTGGAAATCGTTTCGAGGCCCACTGTACCGTTTCACCTTTTCAGTAATGTCTCTCATCGGTTTATCATCTTGATCAACGATCCAGGCACTACTCAAAGGGATACTAAAATGCATTGATGCATCTTCACATTCACCTGGTTTAAAATTAATGTCATTCGAGATGGCAGTATACTTCTTACCATTGAAGTAATACTTTACCCTAAGGATTATGTACTTGACATTTTGTGGAATTATCGTGTGACGGAAATGTTTACCTGTAACTGTAGTGTAATATTCGTCGAGAATACCATCTTCCCAATCTTTACCTTCTTTCATCCAAAAATCATCTTCGATCATATAGTCCAAGTCATGATCTATCGAATATTCGAGTTCCTCAGAAATAATTGTGTAATCTCTAGGTGTGACGAGGTATTTGTAAAAGAAGAAAATACTACTTAAAAGTTTGGTAAGCATCTCTTTATAAGGATGGAAGGTAATTTTTTAAGTAGATATAATAATCGAATAGATGAATGGAAACAACATATAAGTAAAGACCCATCGAATAGGAGAAAATATGAATCTGAAATGGCAGAGTATATTATGAAATGTATGCCATATTTGGATCAACATATAGACGATGGTGATGAGAGGTCGAACACAGATAATGTTTTCAATGTGAAAGAAACAGTTGGACTAAAACGGAAGGATATCTTCACTGACTATCTCAGAGATGTTGAAAAGAAAAACATATACAAACCTCAAGAACGTACGAGTGATGTATGTAAAACATGTCCTGACAGTAATATTATCCATTTTCGCGACACAAGTGATCTCGTGTGTGACGGTTGTGGTGTTATAGTTGCCGCACTCATCAGTGACGAGTTGACATACCGAGAGGAACAAGAGACATCAGAAAAGATTGTAAACTATTCGTACAAGAGAGAAAATCATTTTAACGAATGGTTGTCACAGTTCCAAGCACAAGAGATGACAGATATTCCCACTGAAGTCATCGATCAATTGAGATCAGAACTCAAAAAGATGAAAATCAAAAATCTTGAAGACATCACACATGCAAAGATTAGAGGACTTTTGAAAAAATTGAGACTCAATAAATATTATGAACATGTTCCTTACATTACACATATCCTAAACGGTATAAAACCTCCAAATATGCCTCAAGAGTTGGAAGAGTATCTTCGTATCATGTTCAAAGATATTCAAAGACCATTCGACGATAACTGTCCTACAGAAAGGAAGAACTTTCTCAGCTACTCTTATGTCCTCTACAAATTCTGTGAACTTTTGGGTGAAGACGATTACCTCCAATACTTTCCACTCCTCAAGTCTAAAGAAAAGTTGTATCAACAAGATATTATATGGAACAAGATTTGCCACGATTTAAAATGGGAATTTATTCCGACCGTGTAACTATATGACCTGCCCAAACTTCAAGGTGTGTGGCAAAAGCATGAAACCTGGATTAAAAGTTTGTACTTCATGCTTTTGGAGATTCAAAAATGAGATTTTACAATTCAAGGTGTGTGAGTGCTCAAATTGTAACAAAAGTGAGGAGTGTGTCAAGTTTCGAAAATGTGAACACTTCTTATGCATCAAGTGCCTCGATAAATTGAGAAGTTGTCATCGATGTGAGTGTAAAGCCTAAGTTGATGTACCTACCGAAAACCCGCAAATGAACGACGAACCAACCCTACTCGCCCTCTACGAATTGGAGTCTAAAGTCCTTCCTCACCTAGAAAATATTAACGAAACGGACCCAGCTGTTCAGCATTGCATGGAACAGGCGAAGTTTCATCTGAAGACAGCACGCGAACTCCTGGAAGCAGCGATGTCAGATCCGCAGACACAATATGATGATGATCGTGTATTTTATCGAAGGCTTTCGCAAGTTCTCCCTCTGATGGTCCTAATGCAATCTCTCGAATCTCCACCTCCCGACCCGTTTGAAGAGGAAAATTCACCAGATACGCCAACCTCAATCCTGTCAAGTCAAGATATTTTTGAGCCTGATGCTCCATCCCATCAGTCAGATTCTTGATAGCTTTTAGCTCTAGTATTATAGTGTTGTCTATGATAATATCAGCTCGTAATTGTCCTACAACGTGTCCTCGAAACTTGACCAAAATATGACGTTCCGTCTCGTATTGTATACCCTTCTCTCTCAGTAAAACCTCCATCGCATTATGGTATACTCTCTCACTGTACCCAGGTCCCAGTTGAGAATATATCTCTCGAGCGAATGTCTCGATGTTCATTAAACACACTTCAATTTTCTTCTTTATCTACAGTAAGATGGTGTCCACCGAAACTGCTCGTAGGCGGCTTCAGGTGGCCCGATTTAAA